CGACCGTGTGTATTGTTGTCTGTGAGGAAAGAATGGCGCGCAAGAAGGTTGTGAGGACTGGCGGAGATGTACGAGAGCACCCTCGCTACAGCCTAGAGGATGCCGCGCATATCCTGCGTATTCCACTCTCCACAATGAAGGCGTGGGTGCGCGGTCAGAGCTATCGGAGCGGGGCGACTGGAAAGATTCGTAGTTTCACGCCGCTGATTGTTCCGGCTTCGCCTTCACAGGGACTCCTCTCTTTCTACAATCTGGCAGAGGCCCACGTTCTACGAGCTACCAGGGAACGCAATGTACCCCTGCCTAATGTGCGTCGGGCGCTCAATTACATCCTAGAAGAACTTCCCGACACGCCACATCCCCTCATCAGTTACGAGTTTTCGACGCTCGGAAAAAGGGTCTTTATAGAGCACCTCGGACAGATAATCAACGCGACCGCGCATGGTCAGACGGCAATGCGCCGGATTCTGGAAAAGTACCTTGAGCGGATCGAACGCGATGCCAAAGGGATGCCTATACAGCTTTACCCAATGAATACGCACCAATTGGCGATCAATCCACAACTGTCTTCCGGCCAGCCAGTTGTAAAGGGAACCCGCATCATGGCAGCGATGCTTGCCGCCCGCAGGAAGGCCGGAGAAAGTTATGACGATTTGGTTCATGAGTACCACCTGACCCCAACCCAGATTGAGCAAGCCGTCGCCGAGTACGCCACGTCGTAGCCGTACCACAGGCGATTACCGCACAAACTCCCCTAACCTATTGAAAACCATAGACATGTCCGAAAATCCTGCGGTCGCATATAAAAAGCTCGCAGATTTGTGCGAGAAGACCAATCGCCGATGCTTTATGATGGAACTCAGCCCAGCGTACTGCGACGTCATTGTTGCTCGCTGGGAAGCAGCTACGGGGAAGAAGGCGGAACTGCATGGCGTCCGGAGTGAAGGTTGAACTCGACGAGAATCAGGTAAAGACGCTGGCAGAGCTTGGCCTGACGCAGTCGGAGATGGCGGCTGTTCTTGATTGCTCTATAGACACGATCCAGCGGCGCTTCCATGACTTATGGCTACAGGGGCACCAGAAGCGCAATGCTTCGCTGCGTCGCAAACAGTTTGAACTGGCGCTGAAGGGCAACCCGACTATGCTGGTCTGGCTGGGGAAGCAGTATCTCGAACAGAGCGACAAGCAGCAGGTCACTGGCGCGAATGGTGGGCCTATTCAGGCTGCGGTTACGGTAACATTCGTCAAGCCCAATGGCGACCCTAGCTGAGTTCCCCGATAAATTCGCTCCTCTCTTCGAGCCCCATCCCTACAAGGTGCTTTATGGGGGACGGGATGGTTGCAAGAGCTGGGCGATTGCTCGTGCGCTGCTCATCATCGGTGCTGATCCTGGCATCCTATGGCCCGGACGGACTGAGGGCCCACGCATCCTGTGTGGCCGCGAGACGATGGATTCGATTCGCGAGTCCGTCCACCAACTCCTCAGCGATCAGATCGGCAACCTGGGACTGCATGACTTCTATTCCGTGCTGCAATCGGAGATTCGCGGGAAGAACGGCACTGAGTTTGTGTTTGCCGGCCTTCGTAAGCAATCGGTCTCCTCGATCAAGTCGTATGAGGCCATTGACATCTTCTGGGGTGAGGAAGCCAGCACAGTCAGCCGGCGCAGCTTGACCATTCTACTTCCCACGATCCGCAAGCCTGGTTCAGAGATTTGGTGGAGCTTGAATCCCGATCTTGAGACGGATGCGGTCTATCAGGACTTTGTGCTCGACCCTCCACCCGGCGCTTTTGTGTGCCGCACATCCTATCTGGATAATAACTGGCTCAGTCCTGAGTCTCGTCAGAAGATTGAGACATTGCGCCAGCGGGACTTCGATACCTTCCACCACGTCTATGAGGGTGCCACGCGCTCCACGGTCGAAGGAGCTATCTATAAGGCTGAGATACAAGCCGCAGAGCGAGAGGGGCGCATCCGTGCCGTTCCCTTCGATCCCATGATGCCTGTTGAAACCTTCTGGGATTTGGGGTTTGCTGATCGCGTATCAATTTGGGCTGCACAGCGAACGCCGTTTGAGGTTCGCATCCTGCGCTATTTTGAGGCAGACCACCAGGCGATCGACTACTATCTGCGCGAGATGCAGACGTGGGGATATGTGTTCGGGACATGCCATTTACCTTGGGATGGAGGGACGAAGAACCTGCAAACCGGCAAGTCGATTCAGCAGTTGATGGAGATGAAGGGCTTCAAAGTGGAGGTCAATCGTCAGTTGAATGTGGCCGATGGCATCAATGCGGTACGGACGCTATTCCCCCAGCTCTATTTCGATGTTAAGCTATGTGCGGATGGGGTACAGTATCTTAGACGCTATCAGTGGGGCCCGCCAACAGCATTAGGCGTAGCGCGACGCGAACCGCTGCATGACGATGCTTCTCATCCCGCCGACGCCCTTCGGACGTTGGCAGTGGGCATCAAAGAACCGCAGCGCAAGCGGGAGGAGAACGCGAGGCCGAAGGGCAACCCAACAAATCCTGGGGGATGGATGAGCTAGTAGCGATGGAATCCCAAGCCTGCCGCGCCCGTCAACCCTAGCAGCACATAGATGAGCCAGATGCACATGATGACCACGCAGACTACGCGGACGATTTGAGCGATGGGCTGGGGGAGAGGGATGACCGAGAGAATCCACCAAACCAATGCGAAGACGATGCAAACGACGAGAATGCTGACCAGCAGAGAGAGCATGGAAATACCTCAGAGTGGTGAGATGCTGGGAGTCGATGCCGAGTCGCTGGGCAGATGGCTATTCCGCAAAATAATGAAGGATGATAGGCTTGTTGCGTCTATCCTGAAAGAGTGGAATGGCCGATAAGCCTGACAACTCGAAACTGCTGACCAAGATGCGCGAGCGGTTTGTCACCGCTTCGGATGCTGAGGCGACAATACGGAAGAACGCTCTGGAAGATTTGCAGTTCCGGGTGGGTGATCAGTGGCCCGACGAGATCAAGCGGCAGCGATATCAAGATCAACGTCCCTGTCTGACCATCAATCAAATTCCTCAATTCGTAAGGCAGATCACGAACGATCAGCGGCAGAATAGGCCCGCCATTCAGATCAATCCCGTGGACTCGGAAGCAGATGTCGATACAGCCGAAGTCCTTGAGGGAATGGTGCGGCACATCCAATACGATTCTGGGGCTGACGCCGCATACGATACGGCATTTCAGGCAGCGGTAACGAGTGGATTCGGATACTTTCGCATCAACACGGCCTATAGCGATCCGATGAGTTTTGAGCAGGACATTAAGATTCTGCGGATTCTGAATCCCTTCACGGTGTACCACGATCCCTCATGCAAAGAGCCTGATTATTCGGACGCGATGTTCTTCTTTGTGGTGGATAAGCTCTCGAAGGATGAGTTCAAAGAGCAGTATCCCCATGCCGAGTTGAGCAATATGGGGGACTGGACGAGCACCGGGGATGGATGGATCGAACCCTCGGAATGCCGGGTTGCTGAGTATTTCTATCGAGAGGCGAAGAGTAAGACGATCTATCAGCTTGAAGATGGAACCGTTACAGATGAATTGCCGGAAGGTACCACCCCAGTGAACAAGCGCAAAACTGAGGTTTTTTCAGTCAAGTGGATCAAGACCACAGGCCATGAAGTTCTTGATGAGACGGACTGGCTAAGTCAGTGGATACCGATTATTCCGGTGCTGGGCGATGAGCTGGACGTTGATGGGGAACGCATTCTTGAGGGCATCGTGCGGCAGGCCAAAGACCCACAGCGACAATACAATTTCATGTCCTCGGCCACGACCGAGACGATTGCTCTGGCCCCCCGCGCACCGTTCATTATGGTGGAAGGGCAGGACGAGAATTTCGAGAACGAATGGCAATCGGCGAATGTGCGCAATCTGTCAGTGTTACATTACAAGAATGTCAGCTTGAACGGCACTCCAGCTCCAGCGCCGACACGAAATACCTATGAGCCAGCCATCCAAGCCACCACAATGGCGATGATGCAGAGTTCGCAGGATTTAAAGGCCGTCACAGGCATCTATCAGGCGGCATTGGGGGCGCAGGGGAATGAGACGAGCGGGAAGGGCATCCTGGCGCGACAGCAGCAATCTCACGGCGCAAACTTCCATTTTGTCGATAACCTCAGCCGCTCTCTTCGTCATGCTGGCCGCATTATTCTCGACCTCATACCCCACATCTATGACACCGAACGCACTATGCGGATCATTGGGGAGGACGGAGTAGCGAGTACCGTACAGTTGCAGCCGGGAGCGACTCCTCCCAATCCTCAAGATCAGAAATTGCAGGCTGTCAAGCGAGCTTACGATGTGACTGTCGGCAAGTATGATGTGACTGTCTCGACTGGGCCGAGCTATCAGACGAAACGGCAGGAAGCGGTGGCCTCCCAGATGCAACTCGTATCGAGTTTCCCAGCAATCATGCCCGTGGCTGGCGATATCATGGTGAGGAACATGGATTGGCCTGGGGCCGACAAGATCGCGGATCGCATGGAGAAGATGTTGCCTCCGCAATTGCAGGAACAGCCCGAAGGGGCATTGCCTCCGCAAGCCCAACAGGCATTGGCGCAGAATGCCCAATTGCAGAAGGAAGTCGGGGTCTTGACGGAGCAGCTGAAAGAGAAAACCAATATCAAGGCGATGGAACTGGAGTCGAAGGAACGCATTCACTTCACGCAGCTGCAGTTTGAGAAAGATTCTCGCATCCCACTCGATTATGAGAAACTGCGAGTACAGCTTGCGGTGGCGGAATTGGCAGCAAAGAGTCAAGCGAACATTCAGCAGGCCGAGACTGAAAAAGAGATCATTCTCCAACAGGGTGAACAGGCACACGAATATGCGATGCAGCAGGACGCGCAGCAAAATCAGCAGGACATGATGGAGCAGCAACAGGAGGCAGGAGATGGCGAACAATCTGGGCAAGTATCTAGTTCCGGCCAAGGGGGCGTACAGCAAGGGGTTCAGTCTCCCCAAGGAACCGCTGGGCAGAGCTAATTCCAGCAGTGGGCAGGGACGCCAGAGTGCATCTGGGTATGGCAAACTGGCGAAGCAGGCGTCTGGTGGAATGTCGATTCCGATGGAAGTGCAGAACCACCCGGCATTGAAGGGGTAGCGAATGAACAACCAATATGTACCGATCAAACCGAGGACTGGAAACAAGACATGGCAAAACTGAGTAGCGCAGGCCGTAAGGCCCTTCCATCGAAAGATTTTGCGGGGCCGGGACGCAGCTATCCTATACCAGATAAGTCCCATGCCATCGCAGCGGAGCGACTTGTAGGTCGCGGCCTCAAGGCAGGCAATATCACGCCCGCGCAGGCTGCGACGATTCGTGCGAAAGCAAAAGCAAAGCTTGCCAAATAGAGATCGTGTGATAGTATCTGACTCAAGTTTCCGTTGTGGGATCGTATAACCCTCGCCTTGGAGCGATCCATGCCTGAGTTGGCAGAAGAAATTGTTGAGGCCGCGCCCGTTGAGGGTGAAAGTTCTTCGGAATCGGCAACCGAGGAACAGCAGGAACCGCAGGAGGGTCAACCCAAGCCCAAAGGTGGATTCCAGAAGCGTATCGACAGGCTGACGCGCAGCAATACGCAGCTTGAGCAGGAGAAAGAGTACTGGCGCAATGAAGCGCTGCGTACCTCTCAGGCCAAAGAGACGCCGAAGGTCACATCTGAAGCGAAGGGCGAACCCTCCGAAAGCGATTTCGGTACCCACGCTGAATACGTCAAGGCTCTCACTAGGCATTATGCAGCGGAAGCTCTGAAAGAGAGCCAAACGCAGCAGACAAGTGAGACAGTCAAGGCGCAAGCGGCAAAGGCGCAGCAGGAGTTCAAGGCTCGGCAAGAGGCATTCAAGGCCGCAACACCCGATTTCGACGAAGTTCTAGCGGACGCAGACGATTTGATCGTATCGAATGCGGTAATCGCGGAGATTGTCGAGAGCGAGCATGGCCCGGAATTGCAATACTACCTGGCAAAGAACCCCGATGAGGCGAAGCGGCTGTCCGGGCTGGCTCCTCTTGCTTTAGCCAGAGAAGTGGGGAAGATTGAGTCGCGGTTCACGACCTCGGAAGAGAAACCTGCTTCCAAAGTGACCGGCGCTCCTCCACCCCCGATTCCCACTGGCAAATCGACGGCAACATCTGGGAAAGACCCCGGCGAGATGAGTCCAGCGGAATATAGGGTGTGGCGAGCCAAGCAAAACGCGAAGTAAGGCGTTTGTGAGGCACCATGTCGAATACCCTTCTTACCATTGGTATGATTACCAACGAAGCGTTGGCCGTCTTGACCAACATGCTGACGTTCACCAAGGGCGTCAATCGCCAGTATGATTCTTCCTTCGGCGTGGCCGGTGCGAAAATCGGCACCACGCTGAACGTGCGGAAACCTCCGCGTTATGTGGGTCGTACCGGGCAGGCGATTTCCATTGAGTCTGCGACCGAAACCAGCACTCCCGTAGTTCTCACGACCCAGCGCGGCGTTGACATTTCCTTCTCGTCTCAAGACCTGGAACTGTCGATCACCGACTTCTCGCGCCAGTTCATCATGCCGGCGATTGTCAACGTGGCCAACCACATTGATCTCGACGGTCTCACGATGGCGGTGGCAAACACCTACAATCAGGTAGGCACCCCTGGCACGACTCCAGCGAATATCAGCACCTATCTATCGGCTGGGGTGGCGCTCGACAACAACTCCACTCCGCGCGACGGCGAACGGAATCTGGTGCTCAACCCGATTGCGAATGCCACGATGGTTGGTTCGCTCAACAACATCTTCAATGCGCCAGGACGCATCAGCCAACAGAACGATGATGGCATGATGGTTTCCGGGTATGGGTTCAACTGGTCGATGGATCAGAACGTGATCTCCCATACGACCGGGGCGCTCGGTGGCACTCCTGTGGTGAACGGAACCAACCAGTCGGGCTCGAACATCATCACGAACGGCTGGACGGCTTCCGTGGCCCAACGACTTACTGCGGGGGACATCATCACATTTGCCGGGGTCTATGCCGTCAATCCGGTAAATCTCCAGTCCACCGGCGTACTGAAGCAGTTCGTGGTGACGGCAAACGTCTCCTCGGACGGTTCCGGCAATGCCACCATTCCGATCTCCCCGGCAATCGTTGGGGCCGGTACTGGCTTCCAGAACGTAACCGCATTGCCCACGACGAGCGATGCGATTGTGGTTTCCGGTGCCGCAAATACCGTCTCTCCTCAAAACCTCTTGTACCACAAGAATGCTTTCACGCTGGCGTGCGCGGATTTGCCTCTGCCTCGTGGCGTGGATATGGCAGCTCGGAAGGCGGACAAACAAACCGGCCTCTCGATCCGCATGGTGCGGGCATATGACGTGACGACAGACCAATTCCCCTGCCGTCTCGACATCCTTTATGGATGGGCACCGCTTTACCCAGAGTGGGCCTGCCGCATCGCTGGTTAGTATCCAACCGTGTGCGGGGTCAGAAGACCGGCTCCGCACCATCCTTTTGCAATGAGGTGATATTCCCGGCCTTCCCAGCCAAGCCGAGGCCGAACAGGTCAAGGCAGAAGCGCAGGCAGAACGGGATGAACGGGCAGCCGTGGTAGAGTAGGCGCATGAACTACCCTGTTTGGAAGTCCAACGGAATCGACACAATCCTAGTGCACGATATGGTGCAGAATGCCATGCTGGGCGATAGCTATAAGGTCATTACACCTGAAGATGTAGTTGCGAAACGCGGCCCTGGACGGCCTAAGAAAGTGGAGTAGATGGCAACGGTCAACGACCTCATCACGGGTTCTCTTCGCTTGCTGGGTGTTTTGGCAAGCGGGGAGAACCCAACTGCATCGGAGTCGCAAGATGCTTTCGCTGCGTTAAATGATCTTTTGGACACTTGGAATACTGAACGGCTAATGGTCTATTCCATCTTGCCCTCGCCAGTGAATCTTGTAGCCCAACAGAAGAGCTACACGCTGGGCACTGGAGGAGATTGGAACATCCCACGTCCAGTCGGGATCGATGGCACATATCTCCAGTACACCGATGCGAATAGCGGCCCTCCCCCCTTGAATCTGCTTGTGGTCGCACTCGATCTGGATCAGTACAACGCGATCATTGTTCCGAACACGACGACCACCATCCCAACTGCGCTCTATATTGACGAGGGCTTTCCTCTGCGAACGGCTTATCTATGGCCGATCCCACAAGTCGATTACAGCATGAATCTATTCACATGGACGCTTCTGGAGCAATTCGCTGCGATCACTGATGATGTGGCTTTTCCGCCGGGATATGCGCGAATGCTGCGCTTCAATCTGGCTTTGGAGTTGGCCCCGGAATATGGATTGACCCCGTCTCAGGTCGTAGCCGCCGGGGCGCTGGACTCCAAGGCAGCCGTCAAGCGGAACAACATCACCCCATTGCTGATGGCGTGTGATCCAGCAGTGACCCGGCGCACTACGGCGTGGAATTGGTTGACGGGCTCGACCTGATGGACTACTCCGGGTTTGTAGGCCCAGCGTATACCGTGCAAAGCCTCTCCGCCGACTGCCAGCGGTGCGTGAATCTCTATCCCCAAACCGATGAGAGTGGGGCTGGGAAGTCTCGTGCGATCCTGCTGAGTACGCCTGGCCTCGTGAGGTTAGCTGACGTGTCGGGAACGGCTACGGGAGGTGTGAGAGGCACCTATACGGCGTCCAATGACCGCTTTTTTGCCGTGGTGGGAGCTTATCTTTTCGAGCTTAGTTCCACGTGGAACATTCTAGGGACGTATGCCCTCCCCGGCGAAACCGGGATAGGCCAGGTCAGCCTGACAGACAACGGGCAGGACATGATGATCGCAACCGGCCCGAATGCATATTGGTTCAACTTCACCGCGAACACACTAACTCAGGTCACAGACGCAGTTTTCTTCGGGGCGACTACGTGCGGTTTCATCGATGGGTACATTGTTTTCAACCAGCCCAATACCCAGATATTTTGGATCACGAACCTATATAGTACTGTTATCAATCCACTTGGCTTCGCATCCGCAGAGGGTAATCCAGACAATCTTCTCTCGCTGCTGGTGGATCACCGGGAGATATGGCTTTTTGGAGACGTGAGTACAGAGGTTTGGTACGACTCTGGAGGGGCTAATTTCCCATTCTCATTCATTCAGGGCGCATTCATCTCGCATGGGATTGCCGCCCCATTCTCAGCGGCGCGATTGGACAACACGACCTTCTGGCTAGGCAACGATGAGTTCGGCCGGGGCATAGTATGGCGGGCAAATGGCTATGCCCCTATTCGCGTCTCCACCTTCGCTCTGGAGCAAGCGATCCAGCGGTATCCCACGATCACTGATGCCGTGGCTTGGACATATCAGCAGGACGGTCACAGCTTCTATGTGCTGAACTTCCCCTCTGGAGATGCGACATGGGTTTATGATGCCGCATCGGGACTTTGGCATGAGCGCGGTTACCTCGGAACGTTGACGGCGAATGATGGGCAGTTGCATCGTGGACGCCCTCAGACCCACAGCTTTGCCTTTGGAAAGCATGTGGTGGGAGATTGGCAGACTGGCTACCTTTATAGCCTGGACGCGACAATTGCCGAGGATGATGGACGAGCCATCAAATTCCTCCGCGCCGCGCCATTCATCAATAATGAGAACAAGCGTATCTTTTTCCATCAGTTTCAACTTGCGATGGAGGTAGGCCAAGGCAATCCTGGTGGCGATGGCCCTCCACCAGCAGCGCCAGCCGATCCGCAGATTTCACTCCGTTGGTCAGATGACGGCGGGTATACATGGTCGAACTATCAGACGGTCAGCATGGGAGTTTCGGGGGCTTATACTACCCGCGTAATCTGGAGACGATTGGGGCAATCTCGCCAGCGGGTGTTTGAAGTATCGACGGGGCAAGATGCCATTCCGCTCAAGATGTTCGCGGCTTATCTGGAGCTTGAAGGAGTGAATAGCTAATGCCGATTGTGACTCCTCCTCCAGTTCCTACGCGAAGCCAAGTGGTCGATTCCAGCGGACTCGCAACGCGCCCTTGGATGGCATGGTTCACCACTCTGGGGCAGCAGTTCGGCTTCAATCAGACCATTGAAAGCGACGGGGAACCGCTGCCAAACGAGGTCGCACTGAATTTCCTTGCACCTTTCATCATCGAGGATAATCCCGCCAATGGCTCGACAGATGTATCCCTTGCATTGTTTCAATCGGGAACAGCAAGTGCTCCCTATACCGGCAATGACTATACCAGTGTGAACGTCACTTTTCCCACGCCATTTGCTGCGATCCCCAAAGTGTTCGTGAACCCTACGAACTTTCCGCGTCTTGCCAATGCGCCCATGAGTTGTTATGCGACGAATATCATGCCCACCGGATTTACCGCGAACATCGCGTGCTCCGTACCTACCGGCGGCGGGGGCGCGACGGTGGACAATGCCATCGGCATAGATTGGATGGCGATACCATGACGACGCAGGAAGAAGCCATGACGGAGTACTGTGCAGCCATCAACGAACATGATGGAACCCCTCAAGGAAAAGAGCGGATTCGCGCTGCTATTCTGTCGATGAGGGTGCATCTGGAAAGTGGGGTCTTGCCTCACAAAATGGTGCAGCTCGGAAAGAAATTGCTGAAATGAGAAATTTCCAAAATCTTGCGGCTGGGATCAATGTGACGCCCTTGCTGAACCAGCTCTATCGCCATCCTGAGCTGTGGAACCAGCACCGCATTCGCACCGAGCATGAGCAAAGTCCGCACAGCCAATGCGATGACATTCTGCTGAGGTTTCAGAGCGGCAACGGGGTTGAGGTCGTCGATGATCCTGAGTGTATCTGGTATCCGGCATGGGAGGTGCTGACAGAACTGCATTCGATCCTCTTCAATCTTTGCCGGACAGTTTGCGCTGAGCGGATTGGGCGGATTCTGATTTCGCGGTTAGCCCCAGGAAAGGTCATCACTCCCCATGAAGATGGCGGGGCGGTCGCTACTTACTACACTCGGTACCAATTGCTTCTCCAAAGCGAAGCAGGCTGTGTATTCGATTGCGATGGCGAACGTGTCCAAATGGCATCGGGACAACTGTGGTGGTTCGACAATCGAAAGACCCACTCCGTCACCAACAATTCTGCCACCGACCGGATTTCGGTAATTATTGATTTAAAGACGAAATAGCTTGGAGGTACCCCCAAAAGGGGTGATACAGTACCCGATGTCAGGAGACCAACATGAGCAATAGCGTTGTGACCAGCACAGTCGTAGCCGATGCAGATGGTGTGGCGTGGGCGAATGCAACATGGACAGCTCAACTTCCCAAGCCTTTCTCGAACTTCCCAGCCGCGACGGTCTCAGGCGTTGCCGTACCCACGCTTGTGACCGGGACTTTGGACGCAAACGGCACGATGACGGCAACTCTCACGGATACGAGTTCGCTTGATCAGCAGGGACTCCAGTGGACGTTCACGTTCCAGCCCACGGCGAACGTTCCGGCTCAGTCAATCACAATGCCGGTGGTGGGGTCTACGCCGAATCTCACGGCAGCTTTCTCTCTCCTTCCGGGGCTTCGATTCAATGCTGGCTCCAAAGCATATGGGTATGCCGATGTGGAAGTGCAGACGCCGGTGAATCCAGGCGCGAGCTATTTCCGCGTTGGCGTGGGAGTGCGGACGTGGAATGGGACTGCATGGACAAACGCTCCAGGTGCTGCGACCTACATCACTGCCGCTGGAGCAATCCCACTGGTCAGTGGAACCTATTCGATTGGGAGCACCGGGGCTCTAGCCATGACTCTCGCCACTCCTACGACTCCAGCCCAGGATGGCATTACCCTCACTATCATCGCCGGCACCGCTCATGCTCATACGGTGACCACCGCTGCGAACAAGATCGTTCCCAGCAAAGACACTGTGACCTATGCTGCTGTCGGCGATTACATCACTCTTCAAGCCATCGCAGGGCTGTGGTTCAATCTGGGCATTGGAGGCCCCACGCCTGCCATTCTAAGCGAGGTGTAAGACGGTCACCTACGCCTCAGAATCGTTTATCGGCGTGCAGGGGGAGTTGGAAGAGATCATCCCTCTGCACTATGAAGAGATTGCGCGGGATAGGGATGTCATCAAACTTGACCCGGATTGGGAGGCTTATCACCAGAGCGAACGCGCCGGTCAGCTCCACATGATGGTCGCGAGGTGCGAAGGAAGGATGATCGGATACCACATCTGTTTCGTGCGTCCCCATCTTCACTATCGCAAGAGTCTTTCAGCGATCACAGATATTTTCTATATTTTGCCGATGCATCGGGCAGGGCGCGTGGGAATTGAGCTTTTCAAGGAATCGGAGAAGGTATTGAAGGCGCGGGGAGTCCAGAAGATATTTTTGGGTTGCAAGATTGCAATGGACTTGACCCCAATCTTTCTGCGACTGGGCTATAACCGCATTGAGTATGTGTTTGCGAAGCTGATAGGAGATCAGTGACCGAAGAGCAGATATTTCGGAAGCACGAATGCCTGGGACTGGAATGCTCTATTGCTGCGGCAATTGTGGGAGGCGCAGCTATCTCCGGAATCGGCTCTTTAGTGGGAGGAGCGGAGCAAGCCTCTGCCGCAAACAATGCTGCCTCCATTCAGCAGCAGCAATATCAGCAGACGCTCCAGAATCAGCAGCCTTACATGCAGGCCGGTCAAACTGCGCTGAATACCATCGGTCAAGATCAGGCGAATGGAACGGGATTTGCAGCCAGCTTCAATCCCTCAACTTACATTGACACTCCGGGGTATCAGTTCCAACTCCAGCAAGGGCAGAATGCAATCAACTCCTCTGCTGCGGCTACGGGAGGAGTGCTGAATGGGGGAACGCTCAAGGCCCTGGATCAGTACACGACAGGGCTAGCGAACACAACCTATGGGCAGGCTTATAGTCAATACCTCCAGAACAGCCAGCAGCAGTACAACCAGCTCTATGGAGTAGCGTCTCTGGGTGAGAATGCCACAGCTTCTACGGGCCAAGCAGGGGCGAACGCTGCGAACGCTACAGGAAACTATCTCACGCAAGCTGGGAATGCGGAAGCTGCGGGTACGGTCGGAGCTGCGAGCGGGATCAATCAAGGCATCAATAATGGATTGCTCTACAGTGCGCTGCAAAGCTCTCAGTCGGGCTATGCGCAGCCCACCACCACGGGCGTCCCCTATCCACAAGCGAATCTTGGGGGCCAGGGATGATTGATGCAGCGATCCCCCTCGCAGTAACGCCAGTGAATGTGGGCCAAGCCCTTTCGCAGGCGGGAAACATCGTTGGGCAACAGCAGACCCAGCAGCTCAATGGACTGCGGATACAGGATGCGGGGCTGACCCTCGCGCAGAACCAGCAGAATGCTCAGGACGAAGCTGATGTCCGCGCCGCTACTGCGGCTGCTACAGACCCTCAGACTGGACAGCTCGATCGCGGGGCACAGCTCTCAACGTTGGCGAAGTTGAATCCCACGAAGGCTCAGCAATTGGCGACTTCCTATGCCACGCAAGACACTGCGACGGCTGAGGCCAAGGCCAAGCTGACAACTGCACAGCTTGCCGCCGCGACAGCAACGAATGATGCGATGGATAAGGTTTTGCAGGGGGTGAACGATCAGGCGAGCTATACGAATGCTCTGCAACATGCCCAATCTCTAGGCATCAATGTGAGTCAATTTCCTCAACAGTACGATCCACAGATTGTGGCGCGGGCGCACCAGCAGGTGCTTTCGACTCAACAAGTGCTAGCGCAGCAGAACGAACAGGCAACTCAGGCTGAGACGGCCCGGCACGATCAAGCGATGGAAGTCCATACGCTTGAGCATGTGCCATTGCAAGGGCCATCTGGCCCAATGATGGGGAACTTCGATCCGAAAAAGGGTACCTATACCGACACTGCCGGGAATGTTATAGCGAATCCGAAGCCTATTCCTTCCCCCAATATGATGGTAATGGGGAATCAATTAGGAGGCACTCAAAATTCCGCTGCTCTAGACTTCGCAGCAAACGCCTATCGGCAGACACTGCAAATGCCAGCGGGTATGTCACGGAGTCCAGGAACCGTCGCTGCAATCATCGCCCGCGCAGCTCAGTTAGATCAGCAGGACGGAGGAATAGGGGGCGCTGGAAATAAGGCGCTTCTGGCAGCTAGCAGCAAATCTCTCGATAGCTTGCAGAAGAACTACGATCAGGTTCAGGCATTCGAGCAGACTGCGGAGAAGAATATGAACTTGCTCCAGCAGACGGCGCAGAAGATTCCTGATCTCGGCGCTCGGTTTGCGAATATTCCCGTTCGATCCATTACCTCATCGATGCTGGGAACGCAGAATATGGCCGCATTCAACACGGCGCTCAGTGTCGCCCAGACCGAGGCTGCAAAGGTGCTGACTTCCTCGAACGCGTCTGGGGGGGTCTTGTCTGATTCCGCGCGTCACGATATGCAGGATATTGTCGATGGCAATATGCCACTGCCCGCAATGATCGCCTCGCTCAATACACTCAAGCAGGATATGGCGAATCGAACGCAGGCTTATCAATCTCAAATCGGGGATATCCAGAACCGCATTAAGGCGGCTGGAACTCCGGGAGCGGGAAACGAGGGCGGGACGACCTATAAGCAGACCGCAACCGGCCCCGGCGGCCACAAGATCGGCTCGAATGATGGGGGCACCACTTGGGTTGATGTTCAGACCGGGAGGCCGGTGCAATAATGCCTCCTCCGGCTGGATATACACTCGATTCCTCGGCCCCGAATTTGCCTCCCGGCTATACGTTGGATACGCCATCTCCGGCAACATCGACAACTCAAGCCCAGCCGGAAGGCTTCTGGCACTCGCTGGGAGCGCAGTTTGGCCTCACACCGGAGGCTTCACAAGCTGCTGTAGACGAAATGAAGGCCCATCCCCTCATAGATGCGGCCAAATCCCTCCTAGGGCCAGCGGCCCCGTTCATTAAAGGCCTCTACAATCAAGTGAAATCGAGCGGATCGGAAGCATATCAGGCAGGAAAATCTCTCGCGCAGGGCAATCCCGCCGCCGCTGGCGTTCATGCGGTTCAAGCAGTTCCCATCATAGGCCCCGCCATAAACAAGATGGCCGAAAATTCTCCGGCTACTACGCCGGGACAGTCTTATCTTAGCCAAGTAGGTGCCGACCTCACTCCGGGCAATCTGGGGACTGCGCTGGGCGCAGCAGCCCAAGTGGCCCCTCTTGCTCTTGGCGCGGCGGACGAAGCCCTTCCGGGGCGTCCGAAGATTCCGAATCCTTCCCTTCCCAGCCGTGCGAACGCAGCTTCGGTCTTCAACGATCTCAATACCAAGCTAGCAACCCAACCTATTCCGCTGAGTGATACTCTCGCACCCCTCCAACGCGCGACGGAGATTGGTGTGCGGGGTGGGTCATTGCCGAAACCGATCTCCGATCTTTTGACGCGCTCTCAGTCCCCAGTGCCGATGACCTTCCCCGAAGCGCGAGACTATCAAATGAGTCTCACTGATCTCTCGCGAGAGCAGCAAGCATCCCTCACGCCTCGTATGAAGGCTCAGGTTGCTCAGGTCAATCAGGGGCTTTTCAACGATATTCATGCTGCGGCTGAATCAGCGCAGCCCGGACTTGGCTCGGATTTTGCGAATGCCATGAAAGAATACCGACAGGCTTCGCAGGTCAAGAATGCGATTGATGCTGCAAAAAAGATTGCGCTTCCTGTCGCGGCAACTGCGATAGCTGGAGGGGGCGGCGCATTGGCTCTTCGCTATCTTTCGGAGATTGGCAAATGATGAAACGCATACTTTTGACCCTGATGCTCGTCCTCTCCTTCTCGGCACTGGCGCAGAGGCCCGCGCTCGTCTCACCGGTGATCCGATTCTCTGACTCTAACGGGAAACCCTTACAGGGTGGCTTTCTTTATAGCTATGCTGCGGGGACGACGACGCCTCTGCAAACCTATAAGGACTCTACCAGTGGCACTCTCAACACGAATCCCGTGGTGCTTGATTCGACAGGCAGTGCCACTGTCTTCCTTGGCGCGAACGTTTACAAGCTGGTCCTCCAGAACTCTTCTCATGTCCAGCAATGGAGTGCCGACAATATCGCGCAGGGCATGTTTCAGTCCTCATATGTGCAAAGCGTTTTCGGGCGCACGGGAGTAGTGACGGCGCAGACAGGTGACTATAGCTGCTCAATGATTACCGGGGCCATCTGTTCTATTCCGAATCTCTACAATCAGACGGTTCAAGTTTCAGGTACCTCGGCAACTCAGCGGCCTATTCTAAATTTCCTCCCCGGAGTAATTGGGTCGATCTTCACATTCAGCGCATCGGGCGGCACGAGCTATTCCACGGGCCCTACTGTGACCTTCACGGGAGGGGGATGCACCTCTGAGCCGACCGGAGGGGTTTCTGTTTCAGGAGGTGCTGTCACCAATCCGGTCATTACATTTGCTGGGTCTGGATGTACCACTCCTCCAACTCCCGGTTTCTCAGGAGGCGGAGGAATGGGAGCCACCGGTTCGACGACTCTCACTCCGACCGGCATCACCTGTGTAGACGATCCCAGCCATACCTCGACGGACTGCACTTTTGCATTTGGGACTGGCAGTGGAGGTGGAGGAGGTTCATGCACCCTCACTAATAAGACATCGACGAGCACCCTGGGGACGACCTATCAAAATACGACCACCGGGATTATGTATCTCAGCGGAGCCGGGCAAACCTTTGGATCATCTGTGGGAGAGCTTTATGTTGCTGAGGGGCTATCGAGTCCCACAGTGAAAGTCTTCGATACTTCGCCTACAGCGACGGTGGATGGAGGTGCAGCAGGATTTTTCGCGGCGATCTTGCCCGGATACTACTATTCCGTGGTGGGGAGTGCTGCGGTAAACGATACGACCCCAAAATACTGGGTAGAAGTAACGGGCTGCGGTGGTGGGAGTAGTGGAGCTACTTTCACTCCGACCGGCATCCAGTACGCCACTTCACCCACTGCCGCCACCGTCGCCACAGCCTCACAGATGTTCGCCGCCTTTGGAGTGCAGAGTGCAAACTGCTTCTTCGCTGGGCCTACATCAGGGAGTGCCGCGATACCGACATGCAGGGCGATTGTGCCGCTTGATCTGGGGACAGGAACGGCATCGTCGAGCACATTCCTTCGCGGCGATTTGACGTGGGCTGTGCCTAGTGGCTCCGGAACCGTCAGTCCCGGCAGCGGCTATGCTCTCCCCGCCTACCCTTCCGGAACCTCGACCACGGTGGGGCCGACAAATATCACAACGGACTCTTCGGGGAATAATCTATCAGTGCCGGGTACGGCCACCTCAGCAGTCTCTGTCACAGTAGGCACTTGCCCTCTGAGTGGTAGCGGCACCGGCCTTGGTTGCGATGAATATTCCCTTGCCACACTGCCATCGGCGGGAATCTCTGGGTTTACCACCGTTGCATCTGATGGGTCAGGAATGGCTCAAGCTATCGGGGCAACAACATTTAGCCATTTCTGCACAGCGGCGAATTACTCCTCGCTTTGCCCCGGTTCTGGCGCGACTCTACAGGTCAACAGCGTCAATAATTCCAGCCAAGCGTTGCTGAATGACGAGACCTCGACGACGAACGCCACAGGTCTGACTGTCACACCCTCGAATCCCTCCGGCGGAATTGTGAAGCATGAGATTACGGGAACTGTAAATCTCGGCAACATGGCGCAGCTCTTCGTGGATAACCCGCAGACCTCGACCTACAACGCGGTCACGGCTGACCTGCTGGGGTGCAAGACCATCACGATAGCCTCTGGTACATTCACGATTGGGTTATTGGCTACAGTGCCCGCGTCCGGCCAATGCCTCCAGGTCATCAACTATGGCACTGGAACGATCACAGTGAGTCCGAACGGCCACAACCTCAACGGCTCTTCGTCCAGCGCGACAATCCCTCCTGGATCGGCTTCGGCGGCGACGGGTGGCTACTTCCACAGCGACGGAACGAATTATGAAGGCGTGTGGAGCGGTACTAATTCAGGCGTTACAGCAGTTTCGATTGTTTCGGCAAATGGCGTATCGGGCACCTCATCTGGTGGCACTACACCCGCGCTTACGATTGCGCTGGGCGCGATTACCCCAACAACGGTGGTGGCCTCAACATCAGTCACGTCTCCTTCCGTAATCGCGACCACCAGCTCCAGCGTCAACACTGGCTCCGCAAATAATGGCTTCATCACCACGGCCAAGATTGCCCAGAACAACACATCCGTGCTGGGATGGGAGAACTCGGCCACGGATGCAACAGGTTCGCTGGACACGGGCCTTTCACGCGATGCGGCGGGTGTGGTGGATGTGGGCAATGGGACTGCTGGGAATACGAGCGGCACACTCCAATTAGGTCAATTGAACGTGGGTGTGACGACCTCTGGCGTGCCTGTAGCCGGGACTTGCGGAGGGGGTACCGTACACTCTGGCAGCAACAACAATGCCTTTTCCGTGACGGGAATCACTGCTACTACTAGCTGCACAGTCACATTCTCTAAAAATCTCTCGCAAGGTCTTTGCGTGGCAAATGCATTGAGCGGCGGAGTTCCTATTGCAATCTCAGCCGCAACTCTCGGTTCTTCCTATGTGATCTTCACGACGGCAGCAGCGATGACAGGAAGCATCACGGCGATATGTTTTTAGCTATACGCTGGTGAACTAAGGAGCGCACTATGAATCTAAAACGATGGAGAAAACTGCTATATCTGCTTCTCATCCCTGCGGCACTGGCGGCGCAGACAAACGTAAACTCAACCTACCTCTCTTCTCCTCTGACGGCGACGAGTCAAACCAGTGCGCCAATCAATCTATCCAATCGTAGTTGGAGCGCGGGTACGATTCAACTTACCGGAGTTAGCCTTACCACGGCGACCTTCGGAGTGCTCGGCAGTTCCGATCCAGCTTGCGGTTCAACTACTTTCCAACCCATCGCCATCAACCTGTTCTCCACACCGGGGACAGTGGCGACTACGATGACCGCGACCGCGACTGCGCTCTATCAGGTAAATCTCGCGGGGCTTTACTGTATCGAATATCAAACATCGGGCACCTTCACTGCAACCAGCATCACCCTGCTCCTCACCGCTTCGCCCAATGCCATTGTTGGGCGGAGTGGTGGGGGCAGCGGCTCAGCTGTGACCGCAGTTTCAATTGTGACGGCCAATGGATTCTCAGGAACCTCCTCTGGTGGGACTACGCCTGCGCTGACTATCAACGCGCTCACCTCCAGTCAAGTCACCACGGCCCTCGGCTTCAATCCGGGCGCACAGCCGAATGTGGTGACCACGAGTACCTTCACATTCAGCGGAGCAGCGGGGTTCTACGACAACGAGAACTCCACGGCTGGGACGGCTGTCACAGGGACGCTTCCTACAGCTTCCGTCTCGCCGGTCGTCCTACAGTACTGCTTCGACAATGCTAACAATGGCAGCGCGGCAAACACGGGTGTACTGACGTTCCAGACCTCGGCGACGGGGCAATACATCATCTTCACGGACGGGACACTCTCGGCTAGCGGCGGCTACGTCTCATCGGGCGGCGCAGCGCGGGATGCTGGGTGTGTGCGGGCGGTGGATTCGACGCATTGGATGTTCTACACCAACACTGGCACATGGACGAAGCACTAAGGGAGACGACTGATGAAACTACAACGCCTATTGATCTGCGCGGCTCTACTTGCCACCTCCTGCACGGAAGTCGCGCATGGGCCAGCGCAGATCAGCCTACCGATTCTGGCGTCGTCGGGCGGAACCCCCAGTGTTACTCCCCCGGCGTTGATTGCGGGCTCCTATACCGGAGAGGTGATAGCTGTCTCTTCGACAACGTGGTCTCACGCCCTGATCGCGACGGTAAACAGCGGGGATTTGCTAACTGTAGCGAGCGGAACGAATAATGGAGGGACGACTTCGATCACGGCCCAGACCGGAAGTGGATGCCCAACCGCCTATACCTCGTGGGTGGCAGGGCCAGTAACAAATAGTTACAGCAATTACAACCTTCAGGTGTATCACGCATCGGCGGCTGGTACCGGGGCTTGCACGGTTACATTCACGTCCACGGTGACACAAACCAATCCATCGGCAAGCTCTGTTGAATTTGGCCCGGTGGCAGGGCTTGATGGGACAGAAGTTGGAGTAGCCTGTGGCAGCTTCGCTTCGCCCTGCACCGTGACTTCGGGCAGCGCGACCACCCATGCGAACGATTGCGTATTGGTTTCCTCATGGAACTCAGACGACGCAACCACTTACGTCCCCACGACAGGCTCGGTACCAGCCAGCGGATCATGGAGCAGCAACCTTCTCACATCAGGGAACTACCCGAATTTCAACGAGGTGTGCAGCGTCAGTTCGGGCGTGACGCCTTCGCTGGTGGCGACGATGAGTTCAGCGGTATCCGTCGCTCAGGACATGCTTGTGATGCACAACTAGGAGAGCCATGATGAAGATTCGACACATCGCGGCGCTCTGTCTACTTTCCTCCATTTTCTCGACAGGTCACGCACAGACGAGCATTGCAATCCCCGCTGCCTCCGGTGGTGGGATCAAGCATGTGCTTCCGCAGCGGTTCGGCATCAATCTGGACTCGCAGAACGGTGCTGCCAACAGTCAGATGATGGCGAACCTGATTGCTGGGAACGGCGCCACCTTCGCGCCTCAGATTTGGAACCAGGGTTCAATCTGCGCGGCCAGCGGCGCAACGACAACCGTGTGGCCGGACAATGTTACGTTTGGAGCGCAGCCTGCAAACTTTTGGCAGGGCGCGACGTATCAGGTTTACAGCGGAGCCAATATTGGAGCGACCGGCACGATCACTTCGAATACGATGGCGAACGGATCGACGACTGGTGCGCTCTACACGCTCTCCGCGGCCCTCAGTTCGCCGTGCGCGGCCAATGACATTCTAATCCTGCGGTGCCGGACGGCGAACAGCACATGCGCCGGTGGGCTGACTCCGGCGCACGTCTCCGGATTCGGTGCGTTGTCGCTTTACTTCACTGGAGCAGGTGCCGCAACCTTTGAAACTTCCGATCTTTCGCCCTCGTCTGCATCTACGCAAGCCCTGCAACTGTATGCGCCGGTCTATAGCTCGGACGAGTTCTCGAATGATAATGCAGCCATCAACCCCGGATTCGATGGTGCAATCGGGCCGTTATGGACGGGCAACTGGCTGAACATGAACGGCACCTATACGCTGACCTTCCGGGCAAAAGCATCGTCTGCCGGCACGGGTACGCCGACCATCCGCTACAAGGTTTCTCGGACTGGAGGGGGTACGGTTTGGCTCAACAGCTTTGTGACCCCGACTGTCAATTCAACACCCGGCGCAGGATGGACGAACTATTCCTTTTCGTTCTCCGCCAGCGAGACGGGGGCGCAACCTGTCCAGCCCGTCATCGTACAGGTGTTGGGCACTGGTGGAACGATTCTCGTACAGGACGTGGCCCTTACGGAAGCTCAGACTGCCACCGGGAACGATACGGCCTTCCGCGATGCGGTCTTCCTCTACCTGCAAGCGCACAAGCCGGGCACCCTACGCTTTATGAATGGCGCGATCGCGGGGTGTACACTCGACGCCCTCATTGCGACTTCGCCGCTATCCTGCGGCAACACCATCTTCGCTCAATACGGCTATGTGAATGCCTGGAACCTGAACCAGTTTCTCTACCTCGCCGCGAAGGTCGGGGCAAACCCATGGTTCACGATGAGTCCGTTTGCGACTCCGGCGGACTGGGCGAATGCAGCGGCTTACTTCAACGCGCCATGCTCCAGCGGCAACAGCTACGCTACCATCCGCTGCAACTTCCTCGCGGGGACGCCTTACGCAGGGGAGACGTGGGTGCAGGTATTCAATAGCGTTGCACCGAGCGGCGTCGGTAATATCTATCTCGAAAACGGCAATGAGGTTTGGAACGTATACGGGCAGACGGTGTTCTGGAACAACTCGACGAGCTACGGTCTGTTGGTGGGGGCCGATAACGCCGCGCTCAAAACATCGGCCTACTACTCCTCGCAGATTCATCAGGTCGCGTCAGGCTTCGTCGGATCACCGAGCGGCCCTTATAGCTGGGCCTATGCTGTAATGACTGCTGCTTGCGGGATCACGAATGGCTGTCCGGACTTCATCGACGGCGCACCCTATGTCTTCAACTGGGCGACCGATATGAGTACGCCGAATGTCTGGACTTCGATGTTTGCCGAGCCGGTGAACTTGAACTCCACGAGCGGCGGGAACGTGAATCAGATGCAGGTGGAGGCTGCTGCCTTCGGCGCGAATACCGCGATCTACGAGACGAACCTTGGGACGGGAACCGGCATCACCGGCGACACGCAAAGCCAAATCAACGGGATTGTTGCGGGCGTGGGTTCGGGACTCGACGCTACGCTGAATATGCTGCTGGGGGCGAGGGACGTGGGGATTGGAGTGCAAAACTTCTTCTCCCTGCCGGAGATTGCAAACGAGTGGTCGGACTGCACCTCGATCACCTCGAACTCCTGTGCAGCGAACAGTGCTCTCTTCGCCCCGCTGTGGGGCGGCAACCGCTACATGCCGGGGCCGGAAGCGTCGGGCATCATGGATCGGCCGTCAGGTCTGATGCTGCAAGGGATCAACCAGGCGATTGGAACCAAGCTGAACCTGCTGAACACGGTGCAGACCGGGACACCGACGTACAGTCAGGCTGCGGCACAGCCGTTGCCCACTTACGTCTATCCCTTCACGGGCAATCTGAACTCAACGACGACGGTTTCCTCGGTGTCCAACTTCGGCGGATTGATCGTGGGCGGGGTCATCACCGGTACCGGAATCCCCACCGGCGACACGATTGCATCGCTGAACTCCGGAGCGGGCACGCTTACCCTTGCGGTGGCGGCTACGGCGACGGCTACGGGCGTCAATCTGACTTCGGCCTTCATGACCATTGCGGCGAACTCAACGGTACCCTATGTGCAGGCATTCGGGTTCGGGGATGGGCTGGGGAATTACTCAGTCATCGCCTACAACCTCGATAGCGTGAGCAGCCATGCGATCACCTTCACAGGCTCCGGCGCGCCGACCGGCTCCTGCACCAAGACCGTCTTCACAAGCACGAACATCACGGACAATAACGAAACCACATGGCTGGGCGGCACGCCGGTGGTGAGCTATCCGTCCCCTGGATCCTACCCCAACTGCTATACCGGCGACACGCTGCCGCCGTACTCGATGACGACCTATGTCTATGCGCCAGGGGCGGTGACGGCCTACCCTCCGACCTTCTCTCCGCCAGCGGGAAGCTACACAGGGACGCAGACGGTGACACTGGCGACGGCCACTGGTGGATGCACCGCGGATATTGTCTGGAACACGACGAACGCGCAGAGCGGTGGGAACCTCACCGGGACGAGTTCGACCAATCCGATCACCGTGTCCGCGACCGAGACGATCTACGCCCAAGTGCAGGGCTGTGGGGGGTATCTGAACTCGTCCATCAGCTCTGCGGCCTACACGATCTCAACCGGCGCGCAGACATGGTATGTTCGCACCGACGGTGGCTCGATCTACGACGCCAACCAACCATCTGGCCAGTGCGACGGCAAGGGTGATGCAGCCTATCCTGGCACCGGCGTGAACCAGCATTGCGCGGTGAATGACTTCCGCTATCTTTGGGACGATCAGAGCGGCGTTTCGGGAGCAAGCTATCTCTGGCAGCCAGCGGGCGGCGATACCATCATTATTCGTGGGTGCGCCCACAATGCGCATCAGACGGAGAACTATTCCCCGGACTGTAGGATCGGGTGGGACACACCGACCGGCACACCGTACACTTGGGCAATAGGCCGCTCGAACGGTGGAGCACACATGCCACCGATCCCCAACGGCACCTCTGGACAACACACGGTCATCGAGGGCGGAAACTTCGCATCGTGCGCTGCAAAGTCGAGTGCGGCAGTCCTCTTTGGGGGTTTCGGAGTTTCGTGGGAAGTAGACTTGACCGGATCGCCGTATGTTGATCTCAACTGTCTCAACATCACATCTCACACTCAGGCAGTCAGTGGCACAAACGGCATCTGCATCACGCATGGGACTGGTTATGGGGTTCCATGTAACACCACGGTAGGCTCAAGCCTGAGCGACTATGACGGCGATGGCATCGAGACCACCAACACTACCGGGCCTGTCAACATGACGAACGTGTGGCTTGATGGGCACTCCTCATCTGGAATACATGGGCCAATCGGCGGGATCATCACGCTGAACCACGTTTACTTTCAGTTCAACGGATTCGCCGGGTGGAACTTCGATGATGGCTCGGCCACCCCTGATGGATCAGGCGCGCAGTTGTTACAGTCCTACGTGACCATGCTGGGAAATGGCTGCAACCAGGAATGGCCTATCGTCGATGCTTACCCAGGTCAGCTCTGCTTCGACCTCAACGACGGAGGATTTGGCGATTCGTGGAGCGGACAGCAGACCAATCTCGGCACACTTACCTGCGACCACTGCACCGTCCTCTACAACACGAAGGACGGAATGATCGGGCCACACACTTTCCTCGCCAACATGTCACTTACAAATTCGACGTGGCAGGGAAACATGGGTCAGGTGTGGAAGTGGAACTCTCAGACGGGGGCAGTAGAAACGGCGACTAACAACGTCATCAACGGCAACTGCAACCGCATGTCTCAGCCGATCACTGGATGGCCTTCCGGCTTCAACACTCCCCTGAGTCTCTACTGTCGTGCTTCTGCGGACGTAATCAGCGTCTCCGGTGCGCCATCCAGTGTGATGCTGTTTGCCAATAACACAATCACTACTTACCAGAATACGATCTGGGATTTCAATTGCGTCACAGTCAACGGATGCACTACGGCGCAGTACATCACCAAGAACAACCTGATCTGGGGGGATACAGTCGCAACCAATTACTACCCCGGCGCGAACGGCAACGCCCCAGGCGTCTACTACATCTCAGACTCGTCCGATATGGTGACGGCCAGTTACAACCTTGAGTTCGGAGTGCGCGATGGGACGTGTTACGGAGGAGGCGTCGGGACGAATGGCGTTTGCGCCGACCCACTGCTCACCGGAGAGCCAGCTCAGGGCAGCGTTCCTCCTGAGACCTCGATGGACGTGTTCTCGGCTGTGGGGACGGGCTTCTATCCGACCTCCAGCAGCCCCGCCAAGCTCGCCGGGACGACCTACACGGGCTTGCCGAGCACCGACTTCTACAACACGGCCACCACCAGCCCTCCGGTCATTGGGGCCGTGAATGCAATGGCGGCGGCGGGATTCAGCACGATCACCTCTGGACATACAATCAAATCGGGCCACATCATCACGCAGTAGTAGAATATGGGCGGCTGGACAGTAATAGTCCACCCTTCGGGGGCCGCGAGAAGTATCTTAAGGAGAGGTAGGTGGAGCGTGACGAGATTGAATCTGTCGCGGAGGGCAAGGTGAAACTGGCCATCGCGGAACTCAAATCCGAAATCCTCCCCACACTCGCCAAGATCGAGGAACGTATTATCGGCATCGACGGCAATGGGACTGGCCGGATGGGTGCGATCCAAATCCTCGAAGGCAAGTGCGACAGTATCGCCGGGGATGTGGGTCTCCTGCTGGCGCGCGGGTCTGAGATCAAGGGAGCGTTGAGCGAACGCCAGAGGGATAAGGATGGGCGTTGGTGGAGGCAGCCTCTATGGACGGGGTTGGTCGCCGGATTCGCTGGCGCGTTCTTTGCTGCCCTTTTTGGGTATTTTTCGCTTCGAGGACACTGATGACCTACGAACAAAGTACCGGTATATTCAGGGGCACTGATGGAACAATTCTCGCTACCGGTTATTCTGGCAACGGCCAGTGGATGAATGACCCGGCGAGCCAGAACGTCAAAGATCACGGCCCCATCCCACAGGGCGTCTACACCATCGGCGAGCCAGAGCAAGACCCTGTGACCGGCCCGGTAAGTATGCGGTTGCAACCGGCAGCGGGGAACGAAATGTTCGGGCGTGGGGACTTCCTGATCCACGGGGACAATGCTCTAATGGATCATACGGCGAGTGATGGCTGCATCATCCTGCCGCACCCCGCACGATTGACGGTCGCAGCAGCAGTTTTGGGTGGAGACAATCAGCTAACGGTGGTATCCTCGTAGCCATGCACATCGACTGGGGACGCCTCTGGGATTATCTATACGGTAATCGCCTAGCCATTGAAGGCGGCCTTCTCTTCGTCATCACCTCCGGTATCAAGACTTCTCCGGTTCCGATCTCCACGTTCGGCAAGTGGATGTATGATTGGGGGCACCAGCTTTTCAATATCACAAACACCCGCCTGACGACGGCCCCCATTGTAACTCCACCGTCGAATAAAGAGGAGAGTGTTGACCCAAAAGCCCCATCGCATTAAAGGAGTTTCACATGAGCATCTTTTCTGGACTCAAAGGGTTCTTCGCAAAACTCGCCACCGATTTTGAGAAGCTCTTCGGCCAAGTCCCCAGCTTTATCCATTTCACCCTTGCTCTTGTCACCTATGCCGCCCCCATCCTTGAAGGCATTCTGGCCGTCGTAGACCCACCTGTTGCGGCTTTAGTCTCGCCCATAATCACGCGGCTACAGACGGGCCTCGCAACGGCCTACAGTCTCGCTAATGAAGGCACGGCAAGCGGTGCTACCCTCTCTACCACACTCGCGGCATTCGTGGCCGACTTGAGTACGCTGGAGAGTGTTGCAGGCATCAAGGATGCGGCTACCCAAGCGAAGATCGCCACAATCCTGTCCGAAGCTCAAGCCGTCGTTGCGCTCATCCCCACCCCGACTCAGGCTGTGGCAGGTGTGGCAACGGCAGCAGCGACGGTGGCCTGATGGCGGACACGCGCCTCTACCCCTGCACCGACGCCTCTCTTGCCTCCTTAGCGGGCCTGCTTGCCTCGCATGGGGTCACAGTAGACCTCACACGGGCAGGCGAAGCCAAGGACGGCGGTTGGGATATTAGCTGGACATTCCCCGATCCGGCACACATCAGTATCGCTGTGGTGAAGCATCCCTTCGCGGAGGAGGGAGCTTTCTGGAATGAGTTGGGGAAAATCCTAATCTAGGAGGACGCGGCCACCCAGAGCGCACGGCCCCAGCTTCTACGGCTGGGGCTTCGTGCGTTTGGCTCGTTGCACCTTCATGTTGTCCTCAGCCTCTTGTAGGGCCTGATGCATCCTGTTCTCATGTTCCTGCAAGCCGCACCCAGCGATGTAGAGAACCGAATGGACACCTTTTGGTGTGATCCTATTGACGCGCTCCCAGAACTGACGGCTCCAATCGCCTGAATAGTGAAACTGAGCATCTTTCTTCATCTCTCTTCTCCTGTGTCCCTATATTGGGGATTTATATACATGAGTCCCTTTTCGTGTTCCGCGCCAACTCTACAAGCCATTCGGCGAGCTGGCGCGGTGTATGCTCTCGCTCTGGCTTTGGAACATGGGGCCGATGATCCGACCGCTTCCGACTCTGGATAACATGGCTTGCATCCCCCAACGCGAAGGGCATAGGAGGGAGTTGGTCTGGGCTGATTCCGACGATGTAAAGCCAAGTCGCTTTTTCGCATCGATGCCCGAACCAAAACTGCAAAATCGGCAATGTCCATCCACCAAATTCATCGATCTCGCCGGGATATGGGAGCCGCGAGACCCATAGCCGCGAGCCTTTGGGATGTTCAAGGACGCCGCCGAACTTCCGGACCTGGTCAACAGCCCAAGTCGCCAGCTCAATCTCTCCCACGACAGGCCGAGCAAAGTGTCTGAGGCGTCCCCATGCGCGGCACGGAGGATGGGCAACCACAGGGGAGCCTCCTGGCCAATTCCTCGCGTCCCTTTCCGCGTCCCACACATCGCACCCTGGCAGCGTTTTGTAGACGCTGTCTGCGCGGGCGAAAAGTACGCTAACTTCTTTCATTTCCCCTCCAAGGGACTCAAGTATGTAATTCCCCTATATTGGGGATTTATATACTTCAGTCCCTTAGTACAAAATACGGTGGCGATTCTTTTCCGCAGCTTCCGCTCTCCGGCGCATGGTTCGCACCACGTCGGGTATGACTTCGTTCTGCATGTGATCCGCGAACGCCTTCAAACCAGCCTGCTCTGCCTCGTTTAGCGTCCTACCAAGCGACTCCAAACGTGACTCCCCGTTTCCAGAGACACGCTGGGATCTTTCGCCAGTGCTCATATTGACTCGCTCTATATCGCCGCGAACTTTCATGGTTCCCACTCCGCTAGAATCGTATGACATTGAGGACATGTGGCTGTGTCCGCTTCCAAATCCACTACAAGGCCAAACAGCCAGCCACAGGTATGTTTGAGGCCGTGCGGCCCTCGCGGTAAGTCACGGCAGAAGTCACACGGATGCTCTGCCGCTATACGGATCGCGTCCTGTGCCGCCATCAAAGCAGATTGGCGACTTCTCTCGGCGACATCTTGATAATCTTTTCGCCGGATGGCTTGTGCTGCGTGAAGTTCCTCGACACTCATGGCTTACTCCGCATCAATGATGGCGGTTGCCTGCGCGACAAACACCGGGTCGATAACAGCAGGCGTCGTGTCGGGGACTTCCGCCGGGAGCGCTGCCAGCACGTCGTCGAGATGCAGGCACTCTTTCAAGTTGGGGCAAGGATCATTCTGATGGGTTGGGGCGATCTTGCCGTTGCAATAGTCATTGCCAGCCGTGGCGTCGTAGAGGATGCCGACGACCGGAGGGCCATAGGATGGCAGGAGCATCACCTTGTCGCCGTTCTTCGCTTCGCGTCCGTTCTTATAGTGCATTTTGGTTCTCCTTTTCCCTGTAAGGGACTCAAGTATGTAATTCCCCTATATTGGGCGATCTCGTTGCGGCTTGCTTCTCGGTATGGGGGAGAGGTAGGGCGTCAGCCAACTTCTTCCGGCGTTACCTTGCGGATGGAACTCTCCGCGACTGCGTTCTTGGAGTTGAACCCGTAGAACCAGCCTTCCATTTCCCACACCACAAACAGAATACGGAATGGCATTTCCTTTTTCATGCTGGTCAATACAACGATCTGGCCAACTTTGAATCTCGGTTCGGGCCTTTCACTCATCATCCCCTCCAGGGCATCAGGCTTCCTTAGTTAGATTCGATCTCGCTTGTCATCTTCGTGCTTATCAACAGCCTCGTATCGGGCGATCTTCTGGGTGGCGGCGGCGAGTTCTACTTTCGCGTGAATGAGTTGCAGCGCGAGTTTCAGATTGTCCCTTGTGGCCGTGGCTTCATGCGCTTGTGCTTCCTCCAGTTCGGCACGAGCAATGGATAGTTCCCCTCTCAACTCAGTAATTAGATTCGCATATAGCGAGTTAGCTTCCTCCAGTTCGGCGCGAGCGTCGGCGAGTGCATGGTTAGCCGTGTCCAGGTCTCGATTCAGCCGCTCGGTTTCAAGGATAAATTTCCTCTTGTCTGCTTGCTCTGCTATCAGTTCGGTGATTCTGTTGACGCGCTCCCAGATTAGATTCGCATATAGCGAGTTAGCTTCCTCCAGTTCGGCGCGAGCAGCGGATAGCTGGCGTTCGCGGCAGGAAATCTGTTCGAGCCACTGACGTACATTGTCCTCGCTCAGCGCGGCGATGCGAAGATAATGCTTCGCGTAGGCCCTATCCGTATCGTTGATCTCTGACATCAGCGGCGGCAACCCATCCTGCGATTTAGGGACAGCGGCGATGTCAGGCCCGTACGTAACCCTTGTAATTGGAGTATGCGAGGTTTGGCGCTCCACATGGCCACATACTGAAGTGTCAAATACTTCACCAGAATAATCGGCGAATTTTAGCGGTACATGACACACTGGGCACAGATGCGATTCGGGGACAGCGGCTCCATGTATGCAATTACTGTTGCAGATATGGACACTGCCTACCTTCTCAGCTACCGGCACGATGGCTTCCGGGTGTGCGGTCTGCTGGTGCTCGATACTCTGCGCGGACATCACATTCCAATTTGGATCGTAGGGAATCTCGAAGGAACACCGGGCGCACTTCCACGGCCCCACATGTTGAAGGAATCCAGTGTGAGCTACAGGAGGGGCGGCGGCTTGTCCTGATCCCTTGATTCCTGCTGCCCAAAGCTCAGGCGCACAGCATGGCCCAGTACAGGCACCATGTTCGGGGTAAGGCCGTTCGGTCTGCTTCTCACGTCTCTGTTGATCCGTCATCACTGCTTCCTCCCTTCGTCCTCATCCGGCCACACACCCCATGCGCTTACTTCGCAGTTGGTCTTCCAGTGCAGTTTGGCTATCTCCCAGAGCATGAGCATGGCAGTGAGTGGGGTGTCGAGCTTGTCTATAGCGTAGGACAGAAACAGGCTGAGTAGGGTCATTGGGTGGCTCCTTTTTTGCACGGAATACCCTGCGGATGGTTGCTGTCGAGGACGGTGTTGTAATCGCAGTCGTCTGGATAGGTGGCAACCGGAGCAGGCTTATGATCTGGCATGAAGTCTGCTGGATGCTGAAGCTCTTTGGATAGCTCATATGCGGCTTCAGCAGGAGTCGCGGCGGTTGCAATCCAATAGGGCAGTGCTCCATCCTCAATATAGACTGCATCATGAGGGGTAGCGTTTGTTTTGGCGACCGCTTGAAATTGCTGATCTTCTTCTTCTCCCTTGGGAACGCAGAAGACATACCAGTAGACACCTTTTTGAGCAGCGACATTCTGGAGCGCGGCTACTTTCTGGGCGTCAGTTAGCTGAGATTCGAGGACGACGTGCGTTCCAGTCGCGTCAATAACTTTTACCTTGGCATCGCATCCGCACAAACTTAGTATGGCAAGCACTGCGGTGAAGCGGAGGAGGGTCATGGGGTTCCTTTCGGTGTCAGCGTCTCACAAGTTCGCACAGCATTGTTGGGCCGTAATAGCTCTCCAGCGGATTAGCGGCCACCATCAGTACGTCGCCACGCTTATAGTGGCCTTTGGCAAATTCCCTTGTGAGGACAGATAGGGCCGCTTGTTCTGTCATGCGCGGCCTACCCAGTAATTCATATTTCCGATAGCCGGGACGCCGAACGCGGGCCAGATACCGTCTATCATTTGGCTGGCGGTTGACATGCACGTTTTCATATCCTTCGCTCACTCCCTACCTCCCTCACAGCGGATCAAAAATTCCCGCGCCTTCATGCAGGGGACACAAACCGCTGGGTGCATGATCTGTTTCATCGCATCTCGCAACAGGCGGATCGCTTCGTTCCGCTGGCAGGCCAGCTCGATGGCTGCTTCGAGTGTGCGCCGATCCACATTCCCGGCCACGCGCTCATCGGAGGTAGCGATTTCAATAACAAGTTCTTCAGCCGCTTTTAGCTCGGCATCACTCCAGTGGTTACTCGATTCGGCCATCTACTCCCCCTCTCGTACAGCCTTCTCAGACGCCGCTACTGCTTGCGCTTCTCTTCGCAGGTGTACTTCACTATTCTGTATTCGGCAGGTGGAATAGGCTCCCATCTGCATTCCTCTGCCTCTGCCCGTGTTTCAAAAGCATTCTCGAACTCCCATCGATGGCGCGGCCCCCACCTGAATTCCACGACCCATAAAATCCTTCTTCTCACCATCACGCTCCTCCAGTCTTGCCTAGCAACTGACGGGCCGCGATGCACCATTTACACACACACTTGTCGTCGTGATCCTCAAAGAATCGCTTTAGGCACCCCACCAGCTTCTCTACTTTCTCCTCTGCCTCCCTGAGTGCGGCATTCTGGGCGTCGTAGTCGGAGGCTGCAATGCAAGGCGTACACTCATCGACGCCATCGTGGTCAATGTGGACATCGAACCGCTCTACCTTGGCAAACTCATCTGCTCTCATTGGGCCTTCCTTGGTACTGGCTTGCCAGTACCCTATATGCAGCCTTCTCTGTAGAAGCTGAGAACTGTAAGATCCATAGGCACAAATGAGCTGCACCGCGTCGGAATACAAAAGGTCTTCCTCGTCGCTCACTCCCTACCTCCCTCACTGTACAGCCTTCTCAGACGCCGCTACTACTGTCCAATCGCGGCAGTGGAGAGTCCATAAACTGTCGTAGTCGCTGCCGCTGCTCGACTTTCCGTTGTGCATAATCTGTTTAGCCAGGATGCTTTTCTCTCCGATAGCGGTGAGCTGGATGACGGTTGGCCCATAGCCTTCATCCCCCACAAGTTGCGTCCCGACTTCCCAGCCATGCAACCGGCAAATACCGGCGTCAGATAGCCCATACTTTCCTTTCGTCTTCACCATCACGCTCCTCCTTGGTACTGGTTTCGTGCCACTCTTGCCATAGCGGTGCTCCAATACGCTATGGCAGGATGCACATTTAGTCGTAACGTTGGACACCTCATCTTTTCCGCCGCGTCCCCTGCTAACGATGTGGGCCATGTGACCAGACTCCCATGTCACACAGCGACCGCACATTGTGTAGAGTTTCCCGAATTTCCAATGCTTCCCAACGGGGGTCAGATGCTGACATTTGTATTCATCCCTCTCGAAGCAGGCACGGCGCAGAGCTTCCATCGCTTCCCCGCGCAACCTTCCAGGTCTCGGCTTGGCGCGGCGTTTCTTGACGAGTTGGGTGCGAGGGGTTACTTGCATTTCTGGAATCGTCCTCCCTTGTCGCGCCGAACGGTGATCCGGGGATGATTGCTGGCCCATGCTGTAAACCTGCATTTTGGAGAGCAGAAACGGCGCGATTCTTGGGTCAGAGGGAAGTTGACCCCGCAAACGCATTTTCTGATCGGCCACTCCTTCTTGGAACCGTCCATCCTTCCATGCTAGCAGACGTTGCAACGCCTCGTCAAGTAGGAAGGCGAGGGAATCTACCACCACGACCTCCCATAGACCTTTGACCCCGGCCAATCCTGCCAGAATTCCCACGCTAGTTTCCATGTCTCGCGGGGCATGAACCGGGTTCCATTACACCCATCTGGGGAGCAATGGAACCAGTTGCCTTCACCATTCCGTCCGATGAGGCCGCAAAACATCAAGACGGCACAATAGCGACGATAGATGGCATCGATCACATCAACCTCCTTCTCCACTGCTTCTTCCCCCTAGTTCCAGGTCTGGGGATATTCAAATCGATCATCTGGCGCAGGAGGGTGTTCCTGTGGATGCCAAGTCTTGCGGCTGTCCGTTCGCAATGCTGTTTTTCCTGTTTCAGAACATGCACGATGACCTCCCTGCGGACTTTCTGGAGGATGGCTTCGAGTGTCCAACCTGCTTGTAGAGCATCGTCTATGCTCATTAGCGATCCTCTCCTGCGAAGTTCGGTGGTTTCAGCCTGCGTCTTGCTTCGGCATCTGCTGTGTCCCGGCGAATCAACTCCAGCTCGCGTTGCCCGATGGGGAATTCGTCATCGCAGCGTTCGCGGTTCTCGCGGAGCAGCTCCTCTTGAAACTCAGCCCGGCTCGGCATCGTTATCATCCCTTCCCCCTTGCTTCGTATTTGGCCCGCATCGCTTCCAGTTGCTCAGGTGGTACGTCCGACCAGTCCTTATCGACTGAGACCTGCTGAGGCCGCTTCGCCTGCTCCTTCCAAGCCTTACTCATCCAGTTATTCAAGAACCTCGGCATACCGCGCACAGTCTTCCTGCGTCTCTCATTAGCTTCGAGCCATGCCCACGCCTTGAAGTATTCTGCACGACACAGCTGGACTCCATAGACCTCAGAGAGGCTTACCCATAACGACATGGACGGCTTCCAATACTTCCCACCTTTCGTTATCAAGGATGGCTTGTCGTAGGAGGTAGGAGGGAGCATCAGGCCACCTCATCGCTGAATGGCCAGTTGACCTCAGTTTTGCGAGCCTTCTCCCCACTCCGGCGCAATAGAGCGTATCCAGCGCAGAGTTTATGGTCGTCGTGGCATAAGAACGGAACGCCTTCCATGACGCACTTGAGCGCATCCATCGTGGTCGTAGGAGAACCGCTCGCGTAGGTACCACACCGAAAGGCGCATGTGTTACATCGCTCACGATTGCCGGGAAGTGGCCCTTTCTGTTCCTCCGCCTCGGCCCAACGCGAAAGGTGGTATCCCATCTCCAAGCCTTCGGATGTAACGTCATTGATTACTTTTCCCATTTACTTCCTCCAGAGACACCCCATCCCTCAACCGCTTCTTTTGCCTTGGCTCCATCTTCGGTGAGTGTTTTACTGGTTGTCATATCGAATCCGGTAATGGTGAGTTCGGGAGGAGAGAGAAAGCAGGGGCTTAGTCCTAACTTTCGCCCACATTGCTTATCCGTCTAAAGGAGCCGTCCGGTAAGTGTGAGAGACTCGCAATCTTCAGTTGGCTACAGCCCCGAATCCGGGAACCGCCCCCTAACGATGCTGAAGACCCCGCAAGTGGGTACAGGGCACCGAGCGACCCTAGGGCAACAATGCCATTTGGCTCGCCAGCAAGACGACCTTTTTGTGAGTTGGTGATCAGACCTACTCGCAGATGACTGTAGCGCATTTCCTGTTCCTCGTCTACACTTATTTCAAGGGTGGTAGCGGCAGCGTTAGATCAGACCCGCTGCGGCTCCCCTAGGCGTGATATCCCCTAAGACTCGCCCTCAGCTTCCCGCTGGGGGTGAGTTGTCTGTGGGCTGGGATAGAGATAGATAGGGGATTTATATATACTTGAGTCCCTTTCATACAAACTCCATGACTTCCTGCGCCATCCGCTTCGCGGCAATCTCGCAGTATTTCTCTTCCCGCTCGATCCCGACCGCAGTCAACCCCGCGTCCTTCGCAGCGCGCAGCGTGGTTCCGCTGCCCATGAACGGGTCTAAGACGCTCTTAGCCAAGGGAAAGAAGGTTAGGCACCACTTCATCAGCGCAAGGGGCTTCTGGGTAGGATGCCAGCGGTCTTGCTCAACTGCCATTAAGCCCGAACCATTCAAGCGGAACATCTTGGTCGCTGTGCCACTTAGGTTCGTCCAAGCTAACTCCGCGTCCGAAAACGACGGCATGGTTTGGCACTTGTCCCATACCAGCCACTTTGTCGACGGCGGGAGATTCGCGGCAAAGTAGTTGCCACCCCAAATAATCGAACGGTCAGCCGCGCCAATGATGGCCGCAAGCATCTCTCGCGACGGTGCCTCTGCATCCCAATCCCCTTCATACGCTCGAGGATTGCGCTTCTCGCATTTGCCGAAGCCATCGTATCCTTGACCGCCCATCCCCTTGTCACGCTTGATGCCGTAGGGAGGGTCGCAACAGAGTAAGTCGAACCGCCCCAACTGAGGCAGAATCTCGCGGCAATCGCCGTGATAGATGGAGATGCCGCCGAACTCGAAATATGGCTTCATTCAGTCTCCAAGGGAGTCATGTATATAAGTCCCCTCATTTGATCCCTTTCGGTTTGACGATTCGGTATTCGTAGAGCCTGCTGGCCCTATTGCGTTGCTTGGCAAGGCGTTTCTCCACCAAGTAGTGCGCGGCTTTCAACTCTCGGATTCTTCTGGTAACGGAAGACTCCGAGAGAAAAAACCCATAGCCTTTGAGCGCAATTTGAACCCGATACCCCGCCATCCACTGACGGCTGAGGACGCGCACGATGGCTTGGTGGGTGGTCAGCTTCACTTGATCCTCCTCACAATCACCTTGAACTTAACATCCAAAATCCGTTCCTTGAGAGCTGGCCATATCCATTGCGTCCAGTACTCAAAGGCCATCCACACCGCACCAAAAGAGGTGAGCGCGGCCAGTAGGATTCCGTAGTCGTAGCAGATGGCTTTCAGGTTCATCAGCGTATCCTCAGACTGCGCTTGCCAGGTACGATCTCGACAGCGATGGTGGGAGGTAGTGGTTCCCCCGCCTCGAAGCGGTGTTTGATCTCCGTCTTGTTGAGTTCGAGCGACCGGCGCACCAATGCGGAGTCGGTCTGCCAGATACGATCCAAACTCGTTTCGTCGGCGTCCGGGGCCAGCTCGATCTTGGTAACATCCCCGCAGATCTGCCCCCAGATGGTATTGCGCTCCGTCTTGAGCTTCCCAGAGAAGGCCGTATCGACCGCCAGCAGCATCCTGCCCTTGAGCGCCTCGCAGTTGCGCTCCAGGGCGTCCGCGCGGGCCTTGTAGCGCCCAGCCTCGGCCTTGCACGTCTCAGCCTCCCCCGTGAGCTTCCTCACTACCCAGGCGCCGGCGTCCAGCGATTCAGAGCCAAGGGAGAGAAGGTCGTCCAAAGCCTGTTCGATCTCCGGGGTGATCTCGCCCACGGCCTCGAACAGCGCGTCTTGGATTGCTGTGGCGGCGACGGTGATATCCGTGATGCTCAACTTGACCTTCACATCGGGGCCGCGATCCTTGCGGTTGACGTAGGGCTGGGTTGCGGTTTCCATGCTATTCTCCTAATACAGCTATGTTATTGAATCAGAAGGGGATGTCATCGTCTGTGATGTATTGGCCATGCTGGTTTGGCTCTACTTCGGCATAGGCTTCGACGGGAACTGGCCCATCATCCCCTGGCTCCGGCGCATCCATCCTGATCGGCTCCTGCGAAGTTACTTCCGTGAGGTTTGGCTTAGTGCGGGCCAGATAGCCGTCGAGGAACTCCTGCAACGTCTTGTCCAGTTCGGTCGCCAGCGTCAATGTCTCCGGCGAGATTTCATGCAGCGCGAACGTCGGCATCCGGTAGGTGATACGACCCTTTTTGCCTTCCGTGAATCCGTCGATCCGCACCGCTTTGCCATAGACATTCTTGCGGTTCTGCTTTCGGAACTCCATCCACGCACCTAGGGCCGCCCCTTTCAAGCGTAGTGTCCCCATCCAGAGATTGCCGTCCTTGAACGCAATGTAGCAGTTGGTAGTGAATGACCCTCCTATTTCTTTGGAGGTCACTCGATCCTTGATGTCCCGATAAATTCCTTCCGCTAGTGTGCCGCCCTTGAATGCTTTGACGACCAGAGCGTCTGTCCGGGTGTCCTTGACCTCATTGGAATAGATTCCAGATTTGCTTGCATCGTGCCATCCCCTCACGCAGGCAAGTTCGTCTAGAAGGATGAAGGTGAAGGGCAGCGGGACGGTTATGGTTTCCTTCTTCTCCTTGTCGTAGTAGTTGATTACGCCCTGCTCTCCGTTCCATTCAAACCAGCGGGTAGAGGGATTCGGCTGACCGTTTTCATTCGGATTGCTGAGGCTCATCTTTGTCTTCTCCTTATTCCGGGCTAGAACAACGTTTGAATCTCGTCCATTGAACGGACGATGAAATAGAAATGCCCCAAGGCCTTCACTTTTTCAGCAAATGCGGCCTGCTTCTCTTTGCGGGCCTTGGCTGTCGTGTCCTTACCGGGTTTCTTGAGTTCCAACCAAGTCACCATTGGGATTGTTGCAAAACCCGCAAAGCAGCGAAACACAACAAAGTCGGCTGTCCCTTCCGGGCAGAGATGGATGACCCCTCCCCGAACACGCGCTTGTCCTGAGTTCAATCGCAGATGGAAGGATGGAGGGACGAGGGTCTTTTTCAGGTAGGCGTCTACCTCGCTTTGCAGCGACCCTTCGCGTTGGGGAGCTTGGCTCACTTCTCCTCCTTGGGTACCAGCTTGAGAGTTTCATGCAGGTCAATCCATTGCTGGGGAGTCATCCGGTCGATGATCTCCGCCAGGTGGTCTTCAATGAGGCAGCGCACAGAGAAAGCGGCCTGGGCCTCTGGGCGGGCGTAGAGAGCATCGCTGGCTTCTTTCATTGCTGTCATGCGGGCGTTGTACATATTCTGGTCAGCTTCGTATGCAAGGAACGCGGCCAGCTTTTCACCCGTGAGACGTTCCAAGACGCGAGGACGGTGGGGGTCGCTCATGCCAGCGTAGTACCGAGCGCCGTATTTGCCCCAGAAGACAGGCTCTCCCGGCTGGAGGTTGAGAGCTTTATTCCATGCGTTGATCTCGCGTTTGCACCGGCCATTGAATTGCTGGCTGGTTTCTTTCGGCTGAATAGTGGGCCATACAAATCCCGTTTCACGCAGTTCGATCACTTTCTCTCCTCCTTAGGTACAACCGTAACCAGCACTTCGATCACGTCGCCTTTGTTGATTCGCGCAAAATCATCTGCGGACACGGGCAGGTAAGTATCGAACTTCGATTCGAGGGGCCGAATCATCAGCTCGGACAGATCACCCGTTCTATCCCAATCGAATTTGTTTTCTACGGTGTATCGCATCACGAGTGCTTCTCCAGCAGATCAGCCGCATCCTGGGCTGCGTTCTTCTCAGCCGCAATCCCGCAGTGCTTCCAATGTCTTTCGCAGCGTTCGCATTGGGCGCACTCTTCGCAGAGTTCGTCGCCGCAGTTGGGGCATTCTCCCTGCTCGACCGGGATGGAGTAGCGCGCCTTTACTGCGTCCTCATCGAGGTCTGCGGGGCTGGGGCCGATGTTGAGGGAATATCCGCTCATCGTCATTCTCCTAGGTGGTGGGGGCGAGTAGAGCATGTGCGGCAAGCCTGGCCGCTCCCTCACGCTTTGCTGCTTTCTCAGCCCACGACTGTGCCCAATCCCATCGCATCATGCCGGTGGCATGGTCTAACTCGACCAACGCAGCTTCCAGCTTGGCGATGCGCTCGTCCCGCTGCTTGATCTGGCGGCGGAGGTCTGCGAGTTGAGTATTCACCTCCGCAATCTTCCCTCTCGCCGCTGTCAATATTTCGCGAGTGGTCATATACCCTGCCTCTCTAAGTTGATGTTGCGTTGCGGTTTACGCTCTTGCAGCGTCCAGACGTGATTCGAGCCGAAACTCTGTACATTGGCATGAGCTTAGACCTGCTGAAATATGGGCGCACCATCTGGATAACAGGTAGTGCTCGTCTTTGTAGTGTCTGCAGGTGCAAAGCGTTTTCTCTTGCTCCAGCATCCAGCAAGCCTCACCGCATGTATGACCTGTCGCGATTCCAATCATTGCTATACCCTCTCCAGTGGGAGATCACTGGAGCGATAGTACAGAATCATCCGTACCATGTCAAGATAAATGTGGACAGAATCTGAAAATAGTTGTACTCTCTCTTTATGGAATTGCATGACCTCATCAAATGGCTGCGCGGCACCAAGACGCAAACCGACTTCGGCGCACCACTTGGAGCGACGAAGCAGCAGGTCTCCGATTGGGAGAAGGGTCGATACAAGCCCGACTCAGAGCAGCTTGGCAAGATGGGAATTGTGGTCGAGTATCGAGTTTTGTACCCATTCGCAGACGTGACTAAATATGCACTCGCAGAAGACAAACCCGACTGAGGCTATCCCGAATGATTGGGCAAGCAAAGCTCCGAAAGGCGCGGGCTGGAAATGGCGCGCCCAGTGGACTCTTTCTGGTTCCGAGGACGAACAATACTTTGTTGAGTACGTTCGACTCAAGGCGGCTCCTCCTGTACCCGATCCGCGCAGAGAAGCAATTCTCGAAGTTGTGAAGCGCATGGCTGGAGAGAACAATGGGCCGCGCTTCTTGCAGACCTCCGAGCAATGGACAGATAACCTCATCTCCGCTATCGACTCCCTGAAAGGAACCAAGTGACCAGAGGCACTCTACAACTTTTGTCTTTGGATAGAGCCTCGCTGCCCCTATAATAGAAACAGCGAGGCCGATGGTTTTAGGTAGTGGGTCACTCTGAAATTTATGAACTCTAGGCATATGTCGCTTGTACTGGCAGAGCAGATCGTTGATCTGCTCCAAGGATCGGGTGCGTCAGAGGCAGAAAGATACGTGGCTCTGGAAGTAGCTAAGGCACTCGTGCCAGTCCTTCCAAATGCGTCGTGTTCAACAGAAGAAAACCCGATTTCAGGGGCTATGCTGCGATGACCACGAGGGTGTCTTCGCCACGGCAAATGATGATTACGACCCTTGTAGTCTGAACTGAGATTCGCATCACGGTTCGCACATAAATACTCCCTTCCGAAACGCCCAGTCTGCTGCTGGGCGTTTCTTCATTTAGCAGAACTCTTGGTGCGCCGAGGTACAGGCAGCAATACCAGTTCATCCAATGGCATTCCTGTAGGGCTGGTAGGTTGTGGGAGGGTGTAGGATACAAGAATTGAAAGAACAGAGTCCGGGTGGCCGAGGTGGTCAGGCACTCCCCCTGCAAAGGTTGTAACGCCGGTTCGACTCCGGCCCCGGACTCCATCCAGCCATTTTATACCACATAGCCTACGCCGCAGAGCGTCTTGGCGCTCTTTCCATACTGCCTCAATAGCAGCGGCTTTCCGGTCTTCCTCGGTCTCGGACGATTGTGCGAAGACTTTAGCTTCTAGTTCCACAACCATCTCGGCAAGAGTCTCTGAATCCAACTCTTCTAGTTCGCAGCAGCGACGGCGCTGTCCTTGGTCCATTTTCATCTGCTCAGTCCGCCACCTCTGGTACGGCCACGCCAAAGCCAAAGCCAAAATCGTATTCGCCAGTGGTGTAGTCGAGGATTGCAGCGCCATAGGGCAACCGAGCAACTGAGGATGAATTGGCGACGAAGTATTTGGCCCCCTCTAGCTCGTCGAAGTAGGACAATCTCTCACCCACAGAGTCGCAATTTTCATCGGCTACAGCAAAAACCTGATACCTCATACTTCCCTTGGAGGTATTCCGA